TCATACTAGGATTTGTGTCATCATGTTCATGGTTAAGACATCTTATAATAAAGTCTTTACCAGACGACCGATACTCTACATTCTTTTCTACTAATAGTTCTTCTACATTCATAATTCTTCTTGTGATCCCTCATCATTATACATACTATCTTTCAATGCCTGTTTCTCTTGAGGATTCATAGCACTCTCTGGGCCGATTCTTAAAGTCTCCCAGTTTACAGCACTTGTAAAAGATTTCATTTCCCTACTTCTCATCTTTACACAGTTGAATGTCATACAGTTATCTGTCTGTTCCCATGTCTCAAGTGAGTAGGCTGCATCAGCGGCATCAAGAATACCTTTTGCAAATCTAGCTTCTCCTGTACTATCTGTTTGATATGGAGAGAATACCATTGCTTCATATTCTTGTGCATATGCTTTAAGTGCTTTACTAATTTCTACTTGTTCTATCCAATCATACTGACCTGATCGGTTTGGTCTATTGTTTCTCTTTACTTGGTTTAGATAATCTACTATTATCACTCCAGGTTGCATTGTGTCTACTTTCTGTTTTAATTCTGCTTGTATTCTTGACAATGTGAGTCCTGGATCATACACAATGTCTAGTTGTCTTTCTTTGTTTAAAGGTTGTTTTCTTACTTTGTTGTGGAACTTCTCAAAGTCCTCACCTATGTTTTGATACTCTGAAAGAATATCCATTCCATTCTCAAATCTTCCTGCCCACCATTTTCCAACCTCATACCATTCTAGTGGAGATAGATTTTTGTTTCTGATTCTTTTCATTGATATACTGGTTGCAATAGAACACATTCTTTGTAGAATTGCTCTACTGTCCATCTCAATAGTAAAATAGATTGATGATCTATTTTGGTTGTATGCATTGACTGCCACATTACAACAAGTTAGAGACTTACCAGCTCCTCTTCTACCACCAACTAATACTAAATCTTTTGGTGAGAACGCAAAGTCAGAATCGTACTCTGCATTAAGACCCAGAGGTAAATACTTACCAAGTTCTGAATCTGATTCAAATAAACTCATACCCTGCATACTTTCACTAGGCGGTTGTAAGTCTACTCTATCTGCTACATCTAATACTACTTGCGATAATGAATCAATGTTTTCTTCGGCTGTTTGGAATCCAATACTTGTTTCTATAAACTTTTGTAATTCTTTAAATATTTCATCTTGTGTATACTCATTCTTTAAATACTCTAGCAGCATCCAAGCTTCTATTTCTGTTTCTACTGATTCAACAGCATATAGTTTTGCTACTGTTGCTTCGTCACGAACACTAGCATAGAGTTCTTGGAAAGTTGGAAGAGAATTATAGATGTCTAGATGGTTATTGATGACGCGAAAAATCCCTTGAAGATCACCACTTAAATAATTTTCTTTAAGTGCACTCCAAGTCTCAATGTCGTCGTGTACAATTATTTGTTTTAGTAATGCCGAAGCAAGATTCAATGTATACCCTCCCGTGAGTAAAATAAGCGAGTAGGGGCTTCACTCGTGATGAACGCCCCTAACTCAATGAAAAAAGAAATTTAGCCGATTTCTTTTTTAGCTGCGCCGTTGTAGTCTGCGCACTGAAGTCCTCTTCTTGTTAGCATGGTTTTAACACCTCTAACAGTCTTACCGATTTCATTTGCGATATCTTCAACAGTCATACCTGAAATATCAAGGTCAGCTAAAACGTCAGCTTTGCTAGAACCTTTTGTTTCTTTCTGTCTAGGTATAGCATTTATATCACCACTTCTTAGTAATGAAAGAGCTTTACCTCTGATAGAATTTACACTCTTACCTAGAGCTTCTGCGATCTCTTCTACGAATGAACCGCCATGTACCATTGATACAAACTGCTCTTCTTCTGAAGGTGTGTAAGTTCTAACACTTTCTGGCTTAGGAGCAGGCTTAACATGCTCTGTAAGTTCCATAGAAAGAATTTTACCTTGAATAGACTTAGCACTAAATGCTCCGCCTTCAAAGTTTGATGCAATCTCTGCATATGTATAAACTCCGCTATTATCTGAAACGAAGTTTGATAATGTTGCTTCTTGCTCTTCGCTAAAAGATTTAGAAGCAGATGCTGAAGCTAATTCAACATCATATCCCATTTTTCTTAACTTAGAAGAAACACTTCTTGAAGAAGTTTCTAAGTTCTCAGCTGCTTCTTGAACAACTGCTTGGGAAATTGGGCTTTCGCCTACGAAATCAACTAATTGTTGAGTTCTTTCGTCTGTCCACTTTGGTAGTGCCATTTTATTAATCTCCTATATTTTTTATATTATTTATAATTGTGACTCCTCGGTCGCGAGCAGTCTGGGTTTTACTACTTTCTATTCCGCTCTCGTTTAATAGTATGGTAACATCTTTGGTAAGAGTTGTTTTTACTACATAACCCATTTTTTCAAGTACTGCTTGTGCAGCAGCTTTGTTAGGGTATGACTTTAACTTACCTGAGATACATACTACTCCTTTTGTGGTTTCTCTTGGTTGAGTAGTTTTACAACTAAAAGAAAAAGGAAGTTCATAATATTTGTTAGCATGAAATTCATTAACTAACCAGTCTATTAAACTGTCTGTAGCCTTCGGGCCTAACCCAGCAGTTCTACAAACTTCAGGCGTAATCTCACTAATATGAGAGACTACTGTTCCTAGCTTCTGTGAAGCTGTGTTGCCTATAAGTGGTATAGAGAACGCGGGAAGGAGAATAATAAGGTCAACAGCTTTACTTTTATTTATTTCTTGATGTAGCTTAGTACCTAACTTCTCCGACTCCAGCAATTCGCATACTTCCTCTTCTGAGAGTGAATATATGTCGTGAAGGTCATTGACCTGCAACTTTTCAATAGTCGCGGGTCCAAGTCCTTTGATTTTGAGTGTCTTTGCAAAATGCTCTAATTTCTTAGAAGACTTTGCTTCGCAAGAATCGTTGAGACAAAATAACTGCTCATTAACTAACTCTAACTTGAAACTACAAGTTGGGCAATTAATTGGTATATTTATTTCTCTCATCTTCTCTTTTCAAAATATATGTATATTATATCAAAAAAACCAACGTCTGTCAAGAACTATTTTTTGGGAAGTCTTGGTTTATCTTCAGCAGTGAATCAAAATTGAAACACTCGGTATGACCACCAAATTTATTTTGAGGTTTATACGATTCACATTCAAATTTTTTGTGTAATGCTTGTTCATACTTCCAACAGTCGTAGATGGTTCCAAACCACTCACGAACTCTTACTTGTCTGTATTCTGGTGAATAGTTGTCTCCACTGACACCTCTTTGTAGTGTTCCTTTACCTGGCCTTCCCTTTCGTCCTTTTGCAATCCCTACTTTTATGAACTTTTCGCCAGTCTCTGGGTTTATAAGTTTCATAAGATAGAGCACTCCTGGCTTATCTTTTTCCTCAGGCCTATTGTTAAAATAAGTTTCTGAGTATTTACCTCCTGCCACGGAAACACCATATATTATTTCTGTAGGCAAAGCGGAAGAAACGGAATCCGTCTCCGAAGGGAGCTGACCTCAGTCGGTTATAGATCAATTCTCGTACCTCTTTGAGAAGTAGAGCCTTGTGTAGAATACTCTAATATATGCACTTATCGTTAGAAATATAACTGATATAACTGAAAGAGCTTCAGGACTTGTAATCCCAAACCTTTCTATACATAACCAGAGTATAAGATAGTTTAAAGGAAACTGTGTCAGTAATGCACTAAGCACACTGAACATTGTCTCCTTGTGTATTCGTTTTGTTCTTTTATCCATATTTATTGTCATCTTTATCGTTAAAGTACATGTATATTAAAAACATTGCTACTAGTGCTACTATTGTAAAATCCATTAGTCCATTATCCTGTGACACCAGTTCTCTGCAACATCTTCTGCATAACTTTCTGAATGTTCATGTACTGTTATTGTTCTTATTTTTTTATCTTCTTCGTAGACATCTACTTCAAATCCGTGAATTGTGTCCATTATCAAAGCAAGTCTAGTGCCTTCAACTGGC